ATGCCATTTTGACATTACTCGGGGGTTGGAAGTAGATTCGGTAGCTTGGCGCCAAAGCTTGAAGTCTAGCGTGGAAGTCGCTACGCATTGTAGGGGCCTCCGACCGTAACTAGAATCCTAGGGCGCTGAAGTTCAACCGAGGTGGCAGCCCATTTGACATCTCGCCATTCAATGTACCGAATGTTGAAGAAGTTGTCAAGCGTATATGGGTCTGCGATGAACGAGAACGTGTTCCCCATGGTGAGCCCAGGAACCACGGGAGATGTGTTCATACGTCGGGTAAGGCGTATGAGATCTCCACGACAGTTCCTGGGCTCGATGGCCTCCTCGAAGACTCCGGGGGACGTCTCTTGCTCAACGGCAATGCCGACCCGCCCGGAAAACTTCATCAGGCGGGCTGAGCGATCTTGCCGGTGACGACCATGGCCGACTTGACCTTCGTGAGCGCGCCCGAGACGCGCGTTTCCAGCAGATACTTCTGCTGGTTAAAATCAATATCAAAGTCGTCGAACATGGTGACTTCGCCGCCCTTATCAGTACCGACATTGTAGTCGGACAGATTGACGACAATAGCCAGAACATCCTTCTCGCCCTGCTTCAGACCCTTCATCTGCGGAACGTCGACGATGGCCGTGACACCCAGACGATCCGCGAGCGCCTGCTTCGTCGGGTAGAGGTAGTGACCCATCTGGTCCTTGAGCAGCAGCATGTCGGTGATAAAGGACTTCGCACAGAACATGGTCGGGGTACCGGTACCCTCGAGCTCGTCCTGAGCTCGAATAATCCCGTCGATGATCCTTTCGACGGTATTACCACCGCCGAGATCCTTCTTGATGCAGTAGAGATCGTCTTCGGACAGGATCGGGCGGATGTTCTCCTCATTGATCTTATACGGATCGGAGTTGGAACGACCGTCTCCGATGAGGATGGCCCGAGCCAGTTCCTCATCAAGCTTCGCGCGCATCTCGGCCTTCACCCAGGCGATGACATCGAAGTCTGTGATGTCCAGGAGGTCATCCCTGTCGAACTTCTGCATCTTGTAAATTGTGGTCGGGCCAGTAACGCGCTTCAGAAGCTTGAAGACTTCTTCCTTCTTGCGCGATCCCGTAATATAGCCCTTTGCTCGGGCCTCGTCTGCCGTAATATCGGCCTGCATCGACTTGATGCGGGTAAACGGCGTGTGATGAGTACCATTCAGAACCGGCTTGACCCACCCCTGGTCGCGGTCAATGAAGGCCGGCGGAACGTCGAGGTTCTTGGCGTCGGGGAACAGAAGGTCGATGTTGGAAATACCATAGGTCTTCTCTGCGTGCGCAATGTCGTCATGCGAGAGACCGTTGGACTCTGCGACGCTCATGAAGACGTCACGGAGCGAATTCGCGTTGCGACGGGAAGCGTCGTTAAACGCCTCGACGATGGCCGAGTGGAACAGGACATCGTTGTCGGTGGGCGTGGTGTCGGTTTCGAAGATGTTGCTGTGCGCCACGGGGGCTCCTTCCTTGTCAGACTCGTCAGAGTCGGTGGCTCCCTCAGCGGCCTTTCCGATGAGGAACATAAGGACGTCCTTCTGCTCGTCGGTCATGGAGTCGACGATGTCCTGGACAGTCTTTTCGCCCGAAGACGAATTAGTGGGTTCAGTTGCGTGGGAAATGTGTTCACCGGTCACGATGTAAGCCTCATCTGTAGTCTCGTAGGTGCCATCGCCGTGCGCGAGGGCAATGTTTTCGATCTTGGCGCCGGGATTAGCGCCAGAAAGAACAAGGCTGACCTCGACGATGTTGCCATGCTTAACATCGCCACCGCTTTGCGTCAGCTTGTTGGCGAAAATGGACATGGAATCCACATCGCCATGCTTCAGTAGCTCCTTGGCATGGGAGGCCGCTGGTGTATCGTTGAAGAATCCATAGGCGTAAACGCCTTCCGATCGATTCTCAAGCTGAACGTGTCCCAGAACGTTTTCGGGGTTCCCGTGGCCATGCTGCCACACTAGGGGAACCACGTCGCCATCATTGTCGGCGAAGGCATTGTGACGGATAGTCCTACCGTCACTGCACTTGATATCGTTCTTGGTTGCCCAACCAGAAAAGTCATACGAATTCGTCATTCTGTTCCTCTTCCATTGGATCATCGGGCGGCGGTTCTTCACCTTCGCCCATGGGGTTGATGTTGGGGTTGCTGAGAGAATCACCAACGGGTTCTTCACTTCTAGGCAGACCCAAATATGACCGGACCTCGTTAGGCGTCATGATCTGAGTAGTGACCATCGCCTGTGCGATCTCAGAGACCTTAGCAATCGATACATTCTGGAATGGATCCCTGAAGTATTTGACTGTTTGTCCTTGAGATCGTGCAGTCTTCGTGATGAACGTTTTAGCCATGCTCGACGTTATCTCCGAAACGATCGGTTCGACCGTTCGGTTGTAGTAGTTTAACATGGTTTGTTCATCAGCAGTACCGTTAAATACTGCTTCCGGCATACCCAACGTGTTGTACAACTGTTGCGTTAGGTATTTGATCTGCTCGAGAAGATTATTCTCTGCGGGGCGATTTAGCTGAGTAAACTTCTCAGCCGCGTCCATATATGCGATGCCGAACTGACCGTTGGAAAGCTGTCTCTCCACATCCTTCATTCGCTTTTCGGCTTCTTCCTTACGGCGTTCTGTGCGAACAGTGTAAGGAAGCTGAACGATTAGATCCAACTTTTTACCAGCGGCGGCGTTGTCAATCGTGTCGAGAATGCGAAGCTTCGAGCTTAGACGGGAAGCCAGGGACCCCTTATTAGAGGTGATGGCTCCCAACGGATTCTGCACGATCGATACGAGTCTCTTAGGTAGTTCAACCTGCTCTCGATTACCAGTAAGTTCGTTATAGACATCGACCACTACCGACGTAGTCTTGAACTGAGCTACCCGTCCGACTCTTAGCGCATATACGTCATACGCATTCGATCCGACCGGCGATGAGGAGTACTCCGTCGGTACGACAGCCGCAACCCCTTCCTCTAGAATGGTCAGGCACAGATCTTGGATAAATGACCGAGGGGTCTGATCCATGTTTGGCGCTACTGTGAGACAATCGTTTAGGCCTGTTGTCAGGTCTTCCATATACGTATTGTCGTAGTCGCATCGAACGTGTCTGATACCAATCTTAGAGACATCGACTGCAATCTGATTGAAGATCGTGTCAATGATGTTGGTTTGCGGAATATACCTTAGAGGTGTCCTCGTCATTGGTGCGCTGGAACGAAGTTCGACGCTGAAAGGAGACTCTGTAGTCTCGGGATTCATGAATGCGTTCCATGCGTGTGCGAGACGACCCATGTCACCTCCTTTCTATTCGTACTCATCTCGGTTCTGCTTATATGCGACCAGTGCATCCATCAGAGCCGCGACCGCGTCAATCTTCTGATCAGCGCGCTTCTTGTATAGCTTACGGTTACCGTTGGTATCCGAAATCACGATGCAGTTACCCATAGCATACGACATGAGTTCCTGATCGAAATGGAGGTGTCGATCTTGAGCAAGTGCTTTCAGCTCACCGAGAGGGACTGACTCCGTCTTGGCACCCTGAATGACCTTGACGATTCCGTACTCGCCGTGTTCGGTGCCCCATCTCATGATGAAGTCCTTAGCGTTGTACGGATCGAATCCTACCGATCGAACGTCGAATTCATTCTCTTCGATGAACGATGTGACATCGTCGTAAACTTCCATCATGTCTAGGATAGTGCCATCCAGAACCCGCAGAGAGCCCTCTCGAATGAAGTGCTCGTACTTCTCTCGAGCAGCCCCAGGAAGTTTGAGGTGCGTTCGAGAAGAAATGTAGCATCTGGTCTTCACACCAAAGCTATCCGCCGTAAGCGGAAACAAGAATGTGAAGGCGCAGAAATCGTCTCCTTGCGAGAGATCGAGTCCCATGGAACAAGGCATTCCCCAGAACTCTCTACGGCGTTGGGGAAGTGTTTCCTGATATGTGAAGAAGTACGTGTACCCCTCCATTGGAATTCCGAAGCGTTTAGCTAGGATATCATTCCTGGCTTCTGGGACATTCTCAGCACGATTCACATCTCGCTGATAGGTCTCATAGGATACGGTTCGGCCGATGTTCGGCTGAGCCTTCATCCACATGTCCGGATTGGCAACCTCGCTCACGTCATCCAACCGATAGTGCCATACAGAAGTGTGCGGGTCGTAGTATTCGCCCTTCAGGATCTTCGCAAGTTCCATTTTGATGCTATCGCCAACAGAATTGCGAACGGTGCCTTCGGACGAAATGGCAACAATCAGCCAGTCCTTTACCTTCGAGGCTCCCTGCTCTAGTGCACCGACAACATCCTCGCGGACGTCCCCAGAGAGCCATTCGTCGACGGTGTTTACCTTCGTGCGGAGCCCCTGTAGCTTGTCGATCCGCATGGGGCGGACTTCTACAAGAGAACCATTCAAGAAATTCTCAACGCCCTTCTTGGTGGATGCAAGCTGCTGACGCATGGCTCGATTTCCGGTGGTGTTCTGTAGGGATCCTGCAGTAAGGAACTTAAACAGAGGTCCGGGGGCTCTAGCTACTGCGATACGCATCGGAGACAATGTCTCTTCTGCCTGAGCCATTGTTGGAGCCGTGGCAACTTGGTGAGTTGAGGACGGATCGATGTTTAGAAAGTATGCCTGTAGGAACGCTGCATACATCGACTTGGCACCACCTCGGGCAACGATCAAGTACTGCTTGTTAACCAATCTTTTCTTGATTCGCTTTGTGACGTAGTGCCCGCCATGGCCATCTTCAAACGGCTCGTATACGGATAGCTCTTCGAAGTAGAACCACGACAGAAGTGACTCCGCCCACAGTTTAAATGACGGGAGCATTTGAACTGGAGATCCATCCGTCAGAGTGAGCTCCGATTCGCAGTAAGCGATGAAGCCGTCAATGGCTGTACTATCGTAATAGTACCTAGGGTTCTCGATCAGCTGATCGATCCTATTCATCTCTTTGGAAACTTCCTGACATACAGGAATGTCTCCTCGTATCACCGCATCCCGGAACTCCGCATAGTATTTCGGAGTTTCTGTATTCGACAACATCTTAGATCTTGATTCCGGCGTCTCTTAGCGCGTCGTAGAAATCCCTATATTGCGAACTAAAATTAGCCGGGCCAGCTGAGGATCGAGAATCCTTGTTACGCTGTCGTTCGGCAGCCATCCTAGCAGCAGAGCGAATACCGTCGATGCTGGTCTTTCGGACCTTGTTATACACCGATTGACCGGCGGCGTGCGCTCGGTCTTTGATGACCGAGTTTGCTGGAATGACGCCTAGAGCTTGACCACCCTTAAATAGAACAGCAGTAGCCAAAATACCAACGCCGACGTTCCGGTAGTTCCCGAGCGCTACATTCTTAGCCCCTCGAGCGGCCTTGCCGGCGCCTTTCACAGCGTCAGCACGCCCTCGTTTGGAACGAGCTTCCTTACCCCGCTTTTCCCAGTCGGTATTAGCTACATGATGATCGAATGCCTTCTTATACGAAGGATCCTTAGAGCGCTGGTTGACCTTAGCCTTGATCAGCTTTCGTCTATTGCCAGCTCCTTCACCATAATACATCTTGGCGCGAGTGAACTCCTT